CCGGCCTCGACCGGATCGAGGACGTGAATGATGTCGCTGGCGGTCACGCGGACTGTCTCGCCCGCCAGCCCCGGATCGGTCATGTCGCCCGGGTGACGGCGCAGGAGGTGATAGGCGACGCGCCGCCCAATCCCGTCGAACTCGATGCCCTGCCGGATCGTTCCGCCGCCGGGCAGTTCGCGGTTCAGATCCATCGGCAGCATCTCCGAGGGCAGCATCTGCAACTGCAGCGGCACCGACAGCCCGTCTTCTGGCCGTCGCGGGCGCAGGCGCAAAAACACCTCGCCCGCCAGGAACAGCTCGCGGGCGGCGCGGCGCTGGAGGCCGTAAAAGTCCGTCAGACCCTCGGCATCGGCCTCGTCGGTCCAGCCGAGCCACAGCTTCTGCAGCGCTTCCTTCTGGCCCGCATCGGCAATCGACGAGGAGGGCTTGATGCCGTCGCCGATGACATTGCTAGCGAAGGCCTCGACGGCGCCCGCCGCATAGCCATTGTTCCGCGCCAGCCAGCGGGCCCGGGCGGTGATGGTCTCACCCGCGCCCGCGATCAGCGTGTTCACATGGGCACGGCTTGCCCGGAACCCACGCAGGCGTCGATGGGATTGCGCGGCATCGAACCCGCCGATGATCGCGCCGAGCCGCTGGCGGAAGCCGTCGAACGCCATGGTTCAGAGCCCCTTGGTGGCAATGGTGCCCCAGCGCCGACGCCGCGCTGTGCCAGCAGCGCGGGCTATGCGGGCTTCCAGATCGGCGATGGCCGCCGCCAGTTCGGCATCCGATCCATAGGTCAGGGCCTTTCCGTCATAGCTGACAGAGCGCAGCCCGCTGAACCGGGCCTCCTGCAGGGCTGTGAGCAGCGCCCGCATCCGGTCGATGTCCATTTCTCACCTCATGAAACGCGGTGTGTAGGTTTGCCGCTTGCGGCGTGGCGTTGTGGGCGGGGCGCCTGCCTGTCGGGCAGGCGGGACCGCTGCAGGCTCTGCGGCGTCGGTCGTTGCGGTCTCGGGTGCCGCGACCCCGGCCTGATCCTCCAACTGGCGCCACATGCGCTCGTCCCAGCGGTCGGCCCCCATGATCCAGGCGGCGGCGCGGGCATAGACGCGGGTGTCGAGCGCCTCGTTCCTCTCGCGCAGTTTCTGCCATTCCTGGCGGGCATAGCCGCGCTTGTTGCGGACCGTGACCAGCTGCTCGGCCACCAGCTGCTTCAGCCATTCGCTGTCGGCCCAGTCCGGCAGATGGATCATGCCCGGCGGCTCGGATTGGTTCTCTTCGGGTCGTTCCAGCCGCAGAAACCGATAGGTCTCGATCTTGAAGGTCGCCGTGGCGACCGACCAGAGCCGCGCACCGCGCCGCAGACGCTTGCCGCCTACCGTCGCATCGACGAAGGTCGGCCCCGAGACCGGCGTCGCCCGGTTGAAGCCCTCAAGGCCTTTGACCGGCACGACCTGTTCAAAACCCTGCGCCCGCGCCCAGGCATAGACTGCCGCCGCCTCATAGCCGGTATCGATCGCCAGTTTTGCAATCGGCATGACCGCGCCATTGGCATGCTGCCATGTGCGCGATAGCAACTTCGTCAGTTCCGCCCATGCTGCCGGGCAGTCCGGACCGCCGGGAATGACGATGTGATCGACGAGCCAGCTCTGCAGCCCGCGTCCCCAGGCCCAGATATCCACCTCGATGCGGTCCTTCTGGATGTCAGTTCCCGCCGTCAGGAACAGGCCGACTTCGGGGATCTGGGCCGCAAACACCTCGCGCCGGTCGGCCAGCCGCTGCCATTCGGGCGCCTCGCCGCGCTCGACCCAGGTCTCGCCGAGAAGCGTGTTGCGCGCCGCGCGCAGCATCTCGTCATTGCCCTGCGCGGCCAGCCATTCCCGCGCGATCTGCTCCCAGCTTTTCCAGCCGATGGGCGAATAGAGCGCCGGGAGGTGATAGCCGACATGATGCGGATCGGCGGCTATGGCCGTCGCCCGCCATTCGCCTGCTTCCAGCATCGCCGTCTTGTGATGCTCGGCGATCAGCTGATCGCAGCCGTTGCAGGCATAGGCCGCCGTTTCCGGTCGCCCCTTCTCCCAGCGCAACCGTTCGAATTCCAGCCACTGCATCGCGCAGCAATGCGGGCAGGGGACAAAGTATCGCCGCTGGTCCGATGCCTCGAATTCCTGCTCGATCCGGCTCAGCCCCCGGATCGTCGGCGTCGAGACCAGAAACACCTTGCGGCGATGCGCGAAGGTGGTGCTGCGGGCCTCGGCCAGGGTGACCGGATCGCCTTCCTCATCGGCCGAGGGCGGATAGGCGTCGATCTCGTCCAGAAACAGATAGCGCGCCGGCATCGAGCGCAGGCCCGTGGCCGAGTTCGCCCCGGTGAGGACTAGGATGCCGCCCGGGAATTCCTTGGATAGCATCGAATTGCCGGCATCGCGCGACCGCGCCGGGCTGACCCGTTCGCGCAGAGCGGGCGAATCCGAAATCAGCGGATCGAGCCGCCCGCGCGAGGCGCGCTTGGCCATCTCGACGGTGGGCAGCACCGCCAGCATCGGTCCCGGCGCGTGATGGATCACGAAGCCGATCCAGTTGTTCCCGGCCTCGGTCGCCCCGACCTGTGCGGCCTTCATGAAGCTGATGCGCTGCGCCGGATGCCCGGGTGAGAGCGCATCCATGATCTCGCGCAGGTACGGCGTCCGCGCCGTGCGGTAGCGACCCGGTTCTGCTGCCGCGCGCGAGGACAGCCAGCGATGCCTGTCGGCCCATTCGGAAACCGTCAGATCGGGATCGGGCCGGATTCCCCGCGACCAGGCGCGCAGGATATCCTCGGCACCATCAAAGCTCAGATCGGGTGTGGTGGTCCGGTCGTCATCGGTCCCATCGTCATGGGTCAATGCTGACCTTGAGGTCGGCGAGGGCGGCAAGCTGGTCTCGGACATGGGTTTCCAGCACCCTCTGCAGCACCCCGGTGCTGATCGTGACGGGTTCGCCGCTCGCTTTCTCTGTCTCGGCCGAGAGCTCCGCCGTCATGATCGCGGAGACGCGGGCGGGCCATGTCACCCAGGCATCGCGCTCCTGCCGGGCGAGGCGAAAGACCAGCGTCTCAGCCCGCGCCCGGTCGACCAGCACGCCCTTCTTCTTCTGGATGGCGATCTGACGCTCCTGCGCCTGATAGACCGTCAGCGCGGTGCGCGCCTTCAGATAGGAGGAGCTGTCGCCCGGGCCGCTGATCGACGGGGCGGCGAGATTGTCGGCGGGGCGCGACGGTCGTTCCGGTGCTGGCATCTGTCGCGCCGTGCCGCCTTTCGACCGGTTCTGCTGATCCGGATCGGTGGTTGCCGCGCGCCGGGAGTCCGAGGCCGCTGTGTCGATGGAGCCATCGGCGAACAAGACCAGCCTGCCGCTTTTCCGTGCCTTCTGGATCGCCCCGCGCGACAACCCCGCATGGGCCGCATAGGCCCGTTCGCTCATGCCCCGCATGGGAAGCTCTGGAAATGATGGTGATCGCAATCAGAAGGCAATGAAATTGCTCCGAATTCTCTACACTTCAGGGCGCGCCAGAGCGATGCTGCATCAACGACAGGATGCACCCGGAGACCGACATGACCCGCCAGACCGCCCGCACCAATGATGCCGCCCTCGCCGCCTTCGTCGCGAAGAAAGCCGAAATCGACGCCATGCTGGCCCGGCTGCAGACCTTCAGCGACGACCATTTCGGCGCCGATCCCGAGCGGGTGAACTGGGCCGATGTTGGCAGCCTTGAGCATCAGCTGAATCTCCTGAAGCAGATCAGCGATTTTGCACTCAGTGAGGGCGAACACGCCAGCTGACGCGCAGGCCTGCGTCGACCGCCATGCCCCGCGTGAGGCGGGGGTGAGCCCGGACCGTGACCCCAGTGGGGCCGCGTAAGCCGGGCGAACGCTCCGTAGAAGCCGACCGCGATTTGCGGCGGCGATGCACGGAGCCAACGATGTTGAAACTCACCGACACTCAGACCCTGATCCTGACCCGCGCCAGTGCCCGACCCGGCAATCTCGCCTTGCCGCTGCCAGACGGGCTGCACGGCGCGGCGGCGAAGATGGCCATCGGCCGGATGGTGAAACTTGGCTTCCTAGAGGAGGTCGATGCCAACATCAGGCGCAACGAACCGCTCTGGCGCGAGACCGGCGATGGGCATGGCACCACGCTGATCGCAACGCCCGAGGGCCTTGCGGCCTTCGGGATCGACCCGGTCGTGGTGAAAACCATGGCGGGCCTGCGGGACGCCAAGCCCGAGGCCATCGCCGCCGCCCAGCGGCCCGGCACGAAGCAGGCGCAGTTGATCGCCATGCTGCAGGCGCCAGAGGGCGCCACCATCGCAGAGATCGCCGAGGCGACCTCGTGGCAACATCACAGCATCAGGGGTGCGATTTCCGGCTCGTTGAAGAAGAAGCTGGGACTGACCGTGACCTCCGAAAAGGTCGAGCGACGTGGGCGGGTCTATCGACTTGCCGGGAATGGTGACCCTGCGATCAGATAGGATCATCACGCCGCATAACGTCAAATGACGGCAATGCTGTCAGCGGCATCCACCCAGTCGATTATCTATTTAAAAACGCTGCCCCAGACGTCGCTCGCTTCGTAACAGATTTAGCCAACTGAAATGGGCGAGAATTTAGAAATCAGAGGAACCTCATACGCAGGAGGTTGCTATTGGTAGAGATCATCTTCGATCTCATTCAGTACCTGCAGTGTAGCACCGCCTAATTCTCCATTTGCAGGGTCGTAAGTCGCCATAATCTCAAATTCCACTGTCGCTTCTGCTTCGACGTTTACTACGTGGTCATTCCAATCGGTTCCCGATATCCTATTGGAGTATTCTGAAAAATACTCCCATTTTTCCATGTATCCGTCGAATAGACATTCCGAACTTCCTCGGATGCGGACTAAATACTGTTCCTCGATGAGAGCATAGTGCACCACTAGGCCTTCTGGGTTCCCATACATCGTAATAGTGACTTCATTGCTGAAGGGCAGCCCTTCTAGCCCATACATCGTCTTGTAAGGCAGCTCCTTACCTATAACGCTTTCCGCGAAACCCTCGATGTCGAGATCGGCCCTTGTCTCGCTCCAAGGTTTCCATCCATCGAGGCGTGGCAAAACATGCTTTTCAAGAAGCGATTGTCGCCCCGTGAAGCCAAGAACTAACACCCCATTAGGTAAGTCCGACAGAAGCTCAGAGTGGATCAAGAAAGTCTCCTGCGACTTCTCTTGCGCAAAGTCAGACGTGTTGCTGGTGACAAAGACATGGGGCCCGGCGGCTGGGTCTATGCCTTCGACTATAGATTTCCATATCAGAAAATCTTTATGGCCTTCGCCGCTCTCCTTGAATGGTTTCCTATTGGAATAGCCGCCGAGGACTAGTTCTCTGGTAGTTGTGGCCGGATAAGGCAGGACGATCACCCCTACGTCTTGCAATAATTCGTCGAGGTTTTCACCAAACCTTTTGATCTCGTCATCAAGCGAAATTTCATCACTCTCATGCGTCACGAAACGAGCAACCTGTCGCTCTGCCTTGGTCAACGAAACCAATGAAGAGGAAAGGCCTTTCTCGAAGTTCCCTCGTACTTCATCAAGGACGACTTCGGGCACAGCCAGATCGAAACCGGCAAGTTTACATATTCGTAAGAACGCTTGGGCGCCAGTTACCCTGAAGTATCCTGCATCTATGAAAACATTCGTATCGAGAAATATTGTAGGCACGTCTTGCTCCCGAATGAGCGGAATCATGGATAATGCACATAGGGTCCATGACGAAGAAGAAGCCTGTCAGCGATGGACAAACCAAAGTCAAAACTTCTTATACGATTGATACGTTCTTGGCCACATGAACCGCGCCGGGTCTGCCGCGCAGCATCTATCACTTTCGGGCTCACAGCAGCGGCTCACCTATTTCTTCTTCCATCCTCCAGCAACTGATACGCCAGAGTTCTGAGCGCATGAGCGGCAACCAGCGGGACCACGCCGTTGCCACAGAGGCGGAGCCGGTCCACCCGCTGGGCCAGCCCATCAGCGCCTCGACGAATAGCGGGTTCAAGGTCCGGCGCTGATCGCAGGTATCGGGCCCAGCCATCGGCGTCGTGAGGACCTGGCGGCCAAGGAGGCCGTTCACCGGCGTGTTCGCGAGCGTCGTCGCTCCGTCCTTGTGATCGCGCGCCGTCGGCGTCATCCACATCTGGCTGGCATGGGTCAGATCGGCCGATTTGCGGTTGCCCGCGCTCGGCTTGTTGCCATCTGTCGCCAGCGGCGTCGGCCATTGGGCGGCGGTCGTCGCAAGGTTCATCCCGTGCCTGCCCGCTGCCTGCGACGGTGTCTGCCGGGTCTGCCGGTTCTCGTTGGGGCTGGCCCGAGGCGTCGGCCAGAGGCGCAGGATTTCCGTCCGGTTCCCGCCGCTCGAACGGATGCCAGAGCAGGCGCGCGGGGTCGGCCAGCTCGTCGCCCTCGCGGATGGCGAGGATGAAGAGCCGTTCTCGGCGGTGGGGCGCGCCGACTTCCGCCGCCGTAAACAATCCTGCCGCAAGCCTGTAGCCCATGCTGACCAGTCCGCT